TCTTAAACTCTTCAAACTCTTTTAAGAAATATTCCTTGAATATCTCTATCTTTGTATCATAGTCGGGATCTGTTAAAGGATCTGTTCCTCCGAACATATCCATGTAGATCTCTCTAGCAGCTTCTCCAGCATCAATTGCTAGTGAGGCAAGTGTTCCTATGTAAGGCAACACTGCTGCACCTCCACTAATAACATTAGCAAAGAATCCAGTAAAATCCCATTTATTAAGTCGCTCTAGACCAAAAGCTACTCCAAATAATGCACCAATTCCGACAGGCATAGCAAGACTAGCTGCTTTAGCAACTTGTTTTTTAACTAAAATAGTTAAAAGTGTCTTATCTAGTTTGGCCATGACTTCTTGTCTGGACTTTGCCTGTAATACTCTCTCTACAGTTTGTCTAGATAAGAATGCACCTTTTTTAGTGCTAGTCACACCAATATCTTTTAGTGCAGCTTCCTGCTCGGCAGTAATTCCACCCTTGACTACCCAACCACCACCGGTAGTATGCTCGATTGCACCAGATGCTATAAGCTCAGGTGTAACTACTGGCTTACCTATAATCTTCTCTGCATCAGCTAGTGTCTGCTTAGCTCCATTTAACTTACGAGAAAGTCGTAGCGCCTCTGCCTTTGCAGCAGTCTCTTCTGCTACAGTGTCGATTGCTCTCTGCTCTGATCTTGCTATGCGAGCTTCTCTCTTTGCTTCCTCTGCGCGTGCTCTCTCCTCAGCAGCCTTAGTAATTCTAGTCTGAGCTTGTCTCTCTTCCTTTGCAGCCTGTCGAGATTCTTTGCCTGCAGCTTCTGCTTCAGCTCTTGACTTTTGTGCATCGGCGATCGCCTTCTCTGCATCAATCTCTGCCTTAGCTGCTTTAGCCTCTGCCTTTGCAGCATCGCGCTCTGCCTTGAGAGCCTTTGACTCAGCTTCGCTCTTGATAGATTTAGCCTCTGCCTCTATTCTTCTCTCAGTCTCTTTCAAGATCTTCTTAGCAGCATTCTCTTCTGCTCTCTGCTCAGCCATCTTTGCGAGCTTATTGCGTAACTTCTTCCCAAGCAAGTTTAGTAATGAGTCACCACCACCTGCTTCCTCTCTTACGCCATTTTGAAGTATGTTAACAGCCATAGACTGCTTACTAACTATAACACGAAGAGTCTCATTCATGATTCTAAATGCAGCACCGTATTCTTGAGCACGGTCATCTGCTCTAGTTATAGTTCTTCTGCTCTCTTGGAATGCTTGGTTATACTTCTCATTAACAGTATTCAGCGCTGCGTCTAATGAGCTTAGCGCAGTACTCACATCACTTAATGACTCATTCTCTGACTGTGTTTTTAGATTATCCATTATCTTACTTCATCATGATTAGAATATGAGAGATTTATTGCAGGTCCAAATAGTTCTTTATATAATATGTGAGCATCGTCAGGCTCAACATTTCCTGCTATGTTAGGATTCTTTAACTTTGCAGGAATAGCTGCCTGATAGTTTGGATCTGGAGGAGAAGAAGTAGCAGATACTATAGTAGGAACAGGAGCCGAGCTAGGAGCAGTTGTGCTCATGCTAGACGACGACACAGTCGATAGAGTAGATCCTTTAGATGGAGCACTCATTACAAAACTACCAGAAGAACTATCAGCAGATGTAGCCGATGGAGTCATACTAGATGATGGAACAAACATATCCCCAGATCCACCCTCTCTAGGCATAGCAGAGAAGTGCATAGGATCTTTATTACTATTCCATAACATTCCCCATCCAAGGCCAAAAGAGCGCGCCACCATTGCTATTCCAGGAGGAAGCGTAGACTTTGTAGATCCGTTTGGATTCTCAGCGGGATTAATGTCTAGAGCTGCCCCGTACGCGTGGGCACTTACTTTAGTACCATCATTTACGTTCATTCTGGCTTCGTAGCCGCCTAGTGCCTTGATATAACCAGGATTATATTGGTCTAGATAGTCTACGAGTCCTTGGAATCTGTCTTTATACTGGGCTGCTACTTTTGCAGATGCTCCAGTCTTAGATTTTACGGTCGCCAACTCTGGGGGAGGAGGCATAAAGTTACCTAGTCCACCGCCGCCGTTATTGCCACTAGGACCTGGACCAAGAGATGATTTATTACCACCATAACCTTGATTATCACTCTCAGTTATACCAGACTGCTTAAACAACATACCATCAGCATTAAATGATATTCTGTCTGCATTAATGTCGACATTCTTGTCACTAGCAGAGTCTTCTTTTTTACCAAGTTTTTTAATTTCTGGATTTACGATATTAGCATCATTGTTATCTTTAATCTGGAACTTAGGAGTTAGTTCTCCCTCTTGAGCTACATAGTCGGCTGACCTTACTGCAAAGTCCTTGACACCATACTTTTGTGCTACACTAGTCTTATAAGTGTTTAGATTCTCTCCGAGATCCCCGGCTTTAGCCTGCTGCTCTGATGACATATTATTATATGCAGTTATCATGTTAGCAGAGCCAGTCTCGAACTCACGAGTGGCCGCCATAGTTCTCTCAGATAAATTACTTCCTGTATCCGAGACAGTCTGTATAGAAGGGCTTACTTTAGTAGCGTCAGCTGCTTGTGTAGGTAAAACAATATCTGGAGTTATTGAGTCGTTTGCACTGATATTCTCTTCAGGTGCTGGTGGGGCCGGTGTTAAGTTATCTGAGACTGGAACTGACTTCTCTTTAGTATCACCCGATAACCACTTTAGTGCGTATGGGATTGCTTCTGCTGCACCTACACCTAGTATACCACCGAGTAGTCCACCGACTAGACTCTTACCAAAACTACCACCTCCCTGACCACCAGAACCACCCTTAGAGATGATTTGGCCGAGAAGACCAAGCATTTTGGTCATCTCTAGGTTTAGTTGCATTAGTAGATTATTAGTCTCATTTAACTGCTCAGACACATACTGCATGTGTGTGTCTAAGTTTTGGCTAGTCCTTCTATTCTCGTCTTCTTCATCCTTTAACTCCTGTAAAAATACAGATAGCTTTGGAAACATTGCGGCAAAAAGATTACGACCAAACTTTCTAGCAGCTCTACCAAATATACCTCTTTTTTTTGGAGTCTTCGGCTCATCGCTACTAGAAGTGTCAGATACCTTCTCAGCGTCTACTGCATCCTCTACTTCAGGTGGCTTTGGAAGCTTCTTATTTGCTTTGGTCTCTTGAGCCTCGGCTTGCTGCATAGACAGTTGCTCCTTGATAGTGTCGGCCATCTTGCCGCCTATCTTGGTATTCAACTCGTCTATTACGTCACCTTCTTCGTTTAAGGTGTATTTACGTCCTAGCCAATTAACAACATTTTGATTTTTACTGGCCATTTATCTTAGCTAACTTCTCTTGTCCACGCATGAAGCTTGTGACACCAAGAATTGCACCAAATGCTAAGTGAATTAATCCACCATTAGATAATGTTAAGCTCTGCCATGGAGCATAGGTAAATTGTACACCTAGTCCCTTAAATATTACTGGTAAAAACATCGTGGTTAGTGGGAATCCTATGAAGTCCATAAAACATATTACCATATACAACCATCCCATTGCAGGGCGCCAGTATGCTTTTACCCAATGCTCTTCTTCTTGCTTTATCTGTTCATCTACAATCTCTTTATCGATAGATGTCTGCGCTAGACCCACTGATGCCTGCGCCTGTGCAGTCGCCTGAACAGAAGCCATCTGGACTGTCTGCTGCGCCATAATAGAAGAATTCTGATTATTGTTGTTATTCACGTCAATTACCGTAACTGCAGGAGCAGGTGCAGGTGCTGGTGCAGGTGCTGGTGCAGGTGCTGGTGCAACTGGAGCAGGATCAGTGTTTTGATCATCTGATTTTGCAAATTTAGCCATTCGCGTGTTTCCTCTGTTCTTCGACCTCTTTCAGGTGTCGCATTATCATCTCTACGTAGAGGTCACGCTCAAATGGTATAAGATTCTCTACTTCAGTCATTGTGTATTTATGGTGCTGAGCCAGTGAGAATACTGTAGTATAGTAGTTCTCTAAGTTGTTATGGTTCAGCGCAGCGTAAAAAAATCAGATAACGTTGTCAGTTCAATCTCTCGGTCATTTCCAAGGGAGTTCTTATACTTAATTACGTATGATAGTTTTGGCTGATTTGCCATAAATTCTCTGACCTGCTCAAAGGTCTTGATGTCAAGATCCTCTAGATAATCTGCAATTTCTTGTAGAGTATATTGTGAGCAGTCATAGATCTCGTCACCATCATAGATCTTGTCGACACATCTGACGATTAATTGGAAGAATGCCTCGTTACCTGAGTTAAGGAAATCTTTATCATCATATAGAGTTACCTTAGGATACTTTAATTGTATTCCAGCAGTCTTGGTAATCTTAATGACATTCTTGATATTCTCTGGAAATATGACCTCTACTTTTTTAAGATCAATTTCAAAGTCATATATCTTATCATCCTCTTTATCCTTGTAGGATACAGTTACAGTGTCATTAACTGAGTTTGCCCTGATTTGGATGAATAAATATTCTAGGTCAAAAAGTGATAGTGAGTTGACATCAAACTCGTCCATGCAGCAGTTATTAACGATCTGCTTTATCGCCTGTAAGATATCACCTTCATCCTCACTATCCTTGGCCATCAAGAGAAGTTTCTCTTCTTTTACCAGAAATGGTCTAAAGGTCAATTTCTGATTTGAGCTAGGTATAGCAACTTGAAATTGTGGGTGAGATGTCTTAGGTAACATAGTATACTCCAATATCTAAAATTCAGTTTTATCTTAATATCCAATTCTCTATCGCGTCGCCTACAACATATGCGGCACTAGTAGGATTCTGCGCGACTCTTAACAGTGTATCTAGCGTTATCATACCGCCACCACCGGTAATATTAGCAGAATCAACTTTCCAATTCTTAAATGTAAATCCAACCGTGATCTTCATTAGTGAGTTTCGATTACCCCAGTCGAGACTTATATCATTTAGTGCGTTAGGATAAGCATCATACAGCGTAACCTTCTTTGATAAGAATCCTTCTTGGTCAAAGACAAAAATATCTATGTCTGTCACATAATTGTCTTTATACTCTGCTGTAAATACAGGGTTTCCTAGATTAGTAGTAGTTCCTGCAAAGTCGACAATTGAGGTCATCCATACATACATGTATCGATATATTGAGCTATTCTTGTCAGCTATAAATGTTATGCTAGTGTCATTAAATTGAGCATTATGGGGCATCTTCTCATTTACACCAAGACCATATCTTCTCACATCATTAGTCTGTAAGACTAGACCAGGAATTCTTACTTGCTCAGCTCTAAATTGCATAAGTCTTGTTAAACCGGTCGTATCAATACCTTCACCATTTAATTCTGCAGTATTTTGCAGGGTACCCATCAACACTCCAGATGGTGGCATCATAACATAGAACTTACTATTAGGAAGTACGCCATATGCTCCTATATTAGAACTAAATGATGATATGTTAAATGCCATTATCTTACCTTACTGAGTGAGTCTTTATGAACTGTCGCTGCATTAGCTTTTCTAAATCTTTGTAGCGGCAACATTAAAGCGGTATCCCAATTCTTGGGTTGAACATATAGGTATTTATTGCCTTGCACATGATCCCAGAGATAATGCTTCAGACAAGGTGCAAAGTATTTAAACTTTGATGAACTCTGTAGGATCTCATAGGATATTCTTAACTTGGTTGTATCATCATACTTTTTGTTATTTGACGTCTGATAAAGTGCATCCATTAATTTCGCCCTCAACATTGGAGGTAGATAGTGTAGATTAATTCCAAGGAATCCATCAGACTTAAATCCAATTGGAAACACTAGTGGAAACGTATCATAGAATGGAAGACTATCTTTATGCTTAGGATCGTAGAAGAACATATACATTTTGCCGATAGACTTAATATCAATCTTATTGACTACATTTTCTTTATCAGTAAATGCACGATTTGGATTTACATTTTGTGATGAGAGTTGACTCGCTGAGTCTCTATACCAGTCACGGGCATCCTGCGTCTGATTAGGTGTTATACCCGCATCAGATCCACCAGTTGCAATTTGTGTGAAATAACTTGCCATTAGAAGTTTATGTTTAACTCTCTCTCGGTAAATATATGAAAACTCCAGTTTCTGTCTTCACAGAATGCTCTGGCTGCTTCCCATTTAGCATTATTTATTCCCCAGGTATAGACCTCATTTATGTATCTCTTAGTTGCTTTCTTTTGTACAACTGGAGGTACTGTCTGGGATGATGGCTTGACTTCAATGACTGCAACCTCAATCTTACCATCAGCATTCTTCTTTTTTACATAGAAGTCTGGAAAATACCTGTGTATACGCCCGTCCACGGGAGACCTATACGGTATACAGAATTCCTCAGAAGACCATTGAATAATGTCTTTATGACTATCCAAGTACATCATCAGCTTTAGTTCCCAGCTAGATCTATAAATGATGTTAGCCGGATCACCCTTATACTTTTCGGGATGTTTAGGCTTAAAGTATCCCTTGTGTGTCTTCATAAGATTGACCAATTTGCCTATAAATAAACTATCAAACACTATTTATAAGGTAATCTTAAATGGATCCAGGTTCTATCCAACAATTTGCCCAAAGCCTTTTAAGGAATTCTAATGATCCTAATGTTGTTGCCAATCAAGTAGCTGGTGCTGGTACAAATACTACATTTCCTCACGATCTAGTAAATCCAGGTATAGGTAGAAACTACTATATAGACATTCAATTTCAGGAATATCAGAGAAGATCTATCTATGATAGGGCTAAATTAGTAGCTACTAGTGGAATACAATTACCAATTCCTAATAATCTAAGAGATCAAACTAGCGCAAATTGGCAGACGGTTGATAGTACAAATCCAGCTACTGGAGCTGCAATTGAATCTTTCTTAAATTCAAATAAGAATGCGCAGTATTCTTCAAGTGATATTCAAGGTAGTTTATCACAAGCTGGCTCAACAATTGCAAAAACTGTATCAGGTGCGGGGGCCGGATTAGCAACTGATGCTTTAGCTAAAGGAGCTAATTTTATAGGTCAAGATAAATCTACTGCAGGACAATTAGGTTCATTATTTGGAGTAGCTCAAAATCCATTTATGACTATGCTGTATCAGAGTCCAGCATTTAAGTCACATACATTTGAGTGGACACTTGCTCCAAGAAATAAGTCTGAGACTGAGACACTGAATAATATTATTCAACAGTTTAAGTCAAATATGTTACCTGATATAAAGTCAAATGTAGGTGGGACACTTCTTACATATCCTAATATGGCTAAGATTACGATATATCCAAGCGGTTATCTATATGACTTTAAGTACTGCGTTGTTAAGGATCTATCTATAAACTTTGCGCCAAGTGGCCCTTCATTCTTCAATGACTCTGGTGCTCCTACTCAGGTGATACTCAGTGTTAATCTACAAGAGATCGAGTGGTTCTCAAGAAGTGATATTACAGGAGCAGGTACTTCTCCAGTTGGAGGAATACCTGTAAATCAAGCACAAGATATTAGACCTGGCGGACACGTATAATGGCTGAGAAATATTTCGCTAAATTCCCATTAATATCATATGCAAATAACGCCGCAGTTAACATTGTCGAGCGTGCAAAGATAACAGATAATGTTTTTAATAATCCGTACGTATGGTACAAATACGATATAAGAAACTTTGAGAGACCAGACCAAATAGCTGACTTTTACTATAACGATGAGTTTATGGATTGGCTATTATACCTCTCAAATCAGATAATTGATCCTTATTATGAGTGGTATATGTCAGATGATGTTTTTTTTGCTTACTTAGTCAAGAAATACAATCTTATTACTACAAATAATATAACACTACTGCAAAATAAAGTACATAGCTATATTAATAACTGGTACAATGGTGAAACTATTAGTATTTCTGACTATAATGCTCTTCCTACTAGCCATAGGTATTGGCAACCAACATACACTCAAAGTGATGTGATAAATGGATACATTAGAAATAAAGTTGACTGGCAACTAAAAACTAACGCGATTGTTAGTTATTCTGTTAATACAGATGCTCAATTTATTGTAGACGAGATAGTTTTTATCAATTTTGATGCAAATACTGTCGGAAAAGCTCAAGTTTTACAGTCAAATTCATCATATGTAACAGTAAATCATGTTTTTGGACACATTTATAACACACCAAGCGGCTCAAGTTACATTTATGGTACAGAGAGTGCCGCAAATGTCGTATTTACATCAGTAGTCTCAATAGCAAATAATATTATCTCAGGTGAAGAGAGATATTGGGATCCACTTATGTTATATGATATGGAGAGAGCCGCAAACGAGTCAAAAAAGAGCATAAAAGTGCTCGATAGAACATATTCTATGCAAGTTTCTAAGGCATTAACGAAGCTATTATGAGTAATCCTGGTGATCTAGTAGTAAACAGTCTAACTATAAAGGCGTCGGGAGGTACTTTAGACCTAACGACGTCGTTTAGTAGTATGCACATATATGAGAGTATATTTACTCCAGGTATTGTATGTTATATTGATGTAGTAGACACTGACGATCAGATAGGTGTTATTAAACTTGTTGGCGGTGAGGAAGTAAATCTTTCAATTCAAGTCCCTGGTGGCGATGAACAGACATACAACTTCACAGTTATACATAACCACAACACTACCGGTGTGACTGCTTCTATGAAGTCAAAGATCTACACTATAAAGATGGTGTCAGATGAAGTGATACATGGACACCTTAACTATACAATTAAGTCTGCTGATACACAGATATCAAACTTAACTAAGCAGATAGTTAAGGATCTACTGCATAGCGATAAAGAAGTTATGGTAGAGGATACACAAGGAAACCAACACATATACCTACACGGTGGCATGTCTGCACATGATGCAATTGCTATTATAAGACAAAGAGCTGTGTCAGCACAAAATAAGTCTTCATTCTTTGTGTTCTTTGAGACTAGAAGCGGTGGTAAGATGGCTTATAAGTTATCTACAATCGAGCAATTATTTAAAGGATCTTCTGTAAAGACTTTCCAGCAGTCAGATGCTTTAAACAATGATATAACTGCGCAGACTGATAACCAGATACTTGCTCTCGAGATACCAGCGCATTTTAGTGCTCTTGATTTATTAAAGGGTGCGGCTTCTGATGTCATAACATATGATCTATCAACACAACAATATTCTAAAAAGAGAGTAGAGACTAATACTACCGACTATTCATCTGGCGGTACTGGAAATATGCTAACAAGCGATGCTAAATCTAAGTTTGTAGATGCTGCAAAGAATGTTAAGCAAAAAATAGTATTACAAGATAATCATAGTAGAGCTAATACACATATAGCTGAGACTATACATGATAAGTCTGCATATCTATCAGCACTTGCACAAAATTCGCTAAAGTTTAGAACATATGGTGATTTTCAATTGGTACCAGGTGCAGTGATCACGTTAAATATACCGACGAGATCTAGTACTACAGATAATAAAGATAATGATAAGCAGATGTCTGGAAAGTTCTTGATATCGAGAATACATCACGATATTGGTTTAGCTAGCGAGAATCCTAGATATACATGTATAGTTGAGTGCATTAAGGGTAATCTGGAGAATGGTGCATGAGTGAGTTTAGTTTCTTTATAGCTAAAGTAGTTAACGTCATGGATGACCCACATAAGTCTGGTCGCGTGCGTGTGAGAATATTTGGAAGACACGATGATGTCGGTAGTTTCCCCGACGACACTCTACCATGGGCGCTTCCAATACAGCCGATAACTAGTGCAGCCATTGGAAGAATAGGGACATCACCTCTAGGACTATTACCTGGATCAAACGTCATTGGTATGTATGCCGATCCAGCGCAACAGTATCCTATGCTATTAGGAAGTCTTGGAAAGAGTGGAGACCCCGACGGTGGACCAGTTCAAGACGGTGTTATATCGATCGACCATAATAAGGGCGGAAGTATACCATCTTATTCTCAGTCTTCAGCTCCTCTCGATAAAATAGCTTATGGAATACTTGCTGCTGGCGGTGTTGCAGCAGCTATTGCGCTTACTAAGAAACTCTATGAGACTGGTAAGGGACCTGATCCATCTACGCCTAATACTAAAGGCACAACGATGACAGATGAGGTAAAGTCAAAACTACATAACTCTGATGCTCCCACTACTGCATCGGTTGATCCAAAAGATAAGGGTGGTGTTCTTGACCACATAACTAATGTTGATCCAAGCTCAGCATCTGCCACTGTCAAAGGAGCAGTCGCTGGGTTAATACCTGTTGCAAAGATGTTATCTGTTAGTAGTCCTGCGGGAGTTAGATCACTAATGCAAGGATCTTTTCTTGGTGGAATATCTTCTCTTGCAGCTCTAGCTGGAATAGGTCCTGTAACGTCTATGCTTAGTAGCGCGCTTGGATCTATGGGAATTCTCCCAGAAGGAACATTCCCTGATGGAGCTAAAGCAATAATAATGGGTGCTATGACTGGAATGCTAGTTGCATCTGCAGCTAATAATGGTAGACCTAGCGCTCCACAAAAACCAGCTGCTAGTGTTCCAACATCAACTTCTCCAAAGCCACCAGATCAACAGATAGTTTCTACTCCTCCAAGCGGTTATATAAAACAATACTACGCAGCAGGAATTGATCCATGGCCAGGTTATATTGTGTGGAAGAATCCAAACGACTTTAATATTGAAGTATATACTCTAAGAAATGGTGAGCCCAACTGGACATCTGCTGAGCAAGAAATAACATTTAAGCACTCAGACACAGCTCATACGGGTCTTAATAATATACTAGCTGCCGGTCTTACAGGTGCTGCTGCTGGACTAGCATTAGCTACACTCATGAATTCTATGGGATCATCTATACAAGATATGGGTCTATCGAGTATACTTGGACATGGTGTGGGTCTTGGGTCTATACTTAGTATGGCACCACAACTTCTTGGATTCTTAGGAACTAGTGTTAATAAACTAGTATCAGGAAGACTTCCAATCTCAGCACTTAGCGGTGGATTTGCTACAGCAATGACAGGATTTACTGTTAGCCAAGCTCTACTAGCTGCTAAGAAGTCATCCATGGATGGAATGTATAAAAAGTCTGACTTGGATCAAGATCTTGAGATTCTAGAAGCAGCCTTAGCTGTTATAGCTCTTATACAAGCATTAAATCCTGGTTCATCTTCTAGTATATCGATTCCACTATCGAATGGTGCTATCAATACGGTTGGTGGAAATACATCTACTACTATGACTACAGTGATAGGATCAAACTTGTTCCAAAACTTACAACTTATATCATAGAGAATATAAATGGCAGACGTTAATAACAAAAAGTATCCAGATTCTCAAGTAACTCCGGAGTATCCATTTGCCAAAGCAACTGTGAATCCGGATGGAAGTGGTTATTATGAAGATCATACTCCAGGATATGAAGCATTTAGAAAGTTCTTCTCTGATGGTAGTCACACTGAAGTCTCGAATAGTCCAGACGGTGGTTTAGGAAGAGAAGTAAAGGCCGCTTTAGGTAAAGTGTTCCATAATATGGCAGATGGACATAGCCATGTTGTTGGTGGACACTCTGACGTAAATGTGGCTGGAAACCATAGACATAATGTTGGTGGGGACCATCATGAAGAACACGGCGGCAACAAGTATTCGGCTACATCTGGACATAAGATAGAGTCTTCTGGTGGATCAAGTGTACAACACACATCGGATGGTGACAAACATCATATAACATCCGGTAATGTTATAACAGACCATAGTGGAAGTATACACACTAATATCAAGGGTGATATAATTGAACACGTGGGCGGGCACGGGGGAGTAATAGTTTCTGGTGGTGACTATGGAGTAAATATTCAAGCTGGAAATATAGACATAAGTTCTGATGTTGGAAAAATACACTTATGGTCTTTAGATGAGTTAAAGCTAGAGAGTCTTTCATCTATAACACTTAAAGTAGGAACTAATACAATAGTAATTAATCAGGCTGGCATTACAATAACCGCAGCTGCTGTAAGTTTCGTAAAGGCATAAAATGGCTTTTGCACATAGAGATGGAGATGCTAGAGCTTGTGGAGCTACTACGATAGTAGCTGGACAGAACTTTGTAAAGATAGATGGTAAGCTTTGGTCTGTAGATGGCGATGATAATACTGATGTTGGTGGTGCACTACACCACTCTCAATCATATATAACTATTGGTGGAATATATGCTATATTGGTTGGTGATAATGCCGACCCAGATGGTCAGTCTCCTGACATTATTGATGGTGGTCCTACCCCTCACGATAATCCGATAGCTACCGGATCAGACAAATTTGTAGATGTATCATAGGAATTCAGATGTCAACTAGAGCAGATAATTTCACACAGTTAACCGGCAAAGTCGAGCAGTTTAGTGACTTTTTAGTCAATTTTGACTCGCATCCTATGACCGGAGCACTTGGTAAGATCACAAATGAGGCGTCAGTTAGACGATCTATAATGAATCTTATATCAACAAATCTTGGAGAGAGACCCTTTCAACCATTTGTTGGGTCTACAGTCAATAAGGCATTATTTGAGCCGCTTGACCAGATTGCTGCTTCTTCTATCAAAGAGAGTATAGTAAAGACTATTAGTTATAATGAGCCTAGAGCCAATTTACTAGATGTAACTGTTTATCCAGCCACCGATAACAATAGCTTTATAGTAAATGTCGTATTTTCTCTAATAAATACAAATACACCAGTTTCAATAAATGTAGTCCTTAGAAGAGTAAGATAAATGGCCAACAGCGCACTAAACCTAACATCATTGGACTTTGACACTCTCAAGGGTAACCTAAAGACCTTCTTAAAGTCCCAGACAAACTTCAAGGACTATGACTTTGATGGCTCTAACATGAGTGTCTTACTAGATGTTTTAGCTTATAACACATATCTAAATAGTTTCTATCTTAATATGGCCATTAGTGAGTCTTTCCTTGATACCGCACAGATTCGTGACTCAGTAGTTAGTCATGCCAAGGAACTTAACTATACTCCGGGCTCTTCAAAGTCACCCAGAGCCCTTGTTAATTTAACAGTTACGTCAAATGATAACTCAACAGGAATAATTGAGATTCCTGCAGGTACTACATTCTCTGGTTATAATGCAAATGGAACATATGTCTATACGACTGATACAAATTATGTAGTATCTTCGGTATCTAACACCTATATATTCTCAAATGTTGCAATATATGAGGGAACATATTTTACAGATAGTTTTTATGCTGATTATACTGTAGAAAACCAAAGATTTTTACTGTCAAATTTTAATGTTGACACGGACAGCATATTAGTAAGTGTTGTTAAAGATATAGGAACAAATCCTGTATATTATACAAAAGCTGATAAGATATATGACCTAACACCGTCATCTAATGTTTACTTCTTACAGGCAGCAGCTAATAGTTTATATGAAATAGCATTTGGTGATAATGTATTTGGTCATTATCCAGAAAATGCCTCACTTATTAATATAACTTATAGAGTAACGAACGGTACTGAGGGTGGAGGTATTAATTCTTTCTTCCTAGATCAAGATCTTGGTCCATTCAATCAGTGTCATGCCGTAGCTACTGTAGAGACTGTTTCTGGATCAACTGATGGATCAGACCTAGAGAGTATTGAGTCTATAAGATTTAGAGCACCTAGATCATATCAGACACAAGATAGAGCAGTCACTGTTAATGACTATAAGACTCTTATAATTGATAATTTCCAAGATATTAAAGATGTACACATTTATGGTGGTCAGGATGTTCCTGGAAGCACTACGTACGGAACTGTTTTTATATCTCCTACAACATATTCCGGAAGCACACTATCGAGTCAGAGACAGCAAGATTTAATAACATTCCTGAATACAAAGAAAATTATTAATATTCAGAACGAGATAGTAAATCCAGATTATGTATATGTAGTTCCAACTATAAACACTACAGTTGACTATAATAGCACTACACTGTCACCTGCACAGATAATGACTATTATAAACAACTCTATCACTACATATAATACAAAATATCTTCAGATTTTTAATAATACACTAAGATACTCTGACTTCTTATCCTATATAAATGCCTCGGATACTAGTATTGTTGGATCATACGTTGACTTCCAGTTATACAAAGAGATTACTCCAACACTTATTGGAAATCAGACAATAACTAGCGTATTTAACAATGCTATTAAGCAAGGAAGTGTTACTAGTACAAACTTCTTAACAGAAGATGGAAATACGTATCAATTAACAGATTATAATCCAAATAATGATACCTTTGTCAGAGATACTACTTCTACAACTTATAAGACAATTAATAAAAGTCCAATCATATATCTAAAGCAGATATCTGCTAATAATAATCAATCATATAAAAAGGTTGGCACGATCGACTATTCTACAGGAACAATTACAGTTCAGAACTTAAATGTTGTTAGTTTCTTAGAGAATCCAGGTATAAAAGTTTTTGTCATACCTGAAAATGTCGATATAAGTGGAGTCTTTAATAATATTGTTGAGATAGACACATCGACAATTAATATTAATCTGGTTGCTAAGATATGAGCATAGAAAGATTCATATCCCCCTTTGTAGAATCACAATTTCCATCTTTTTATAAGACGGAAGGTCCTAACTTCATAGCATTTGTAAAGGCATACTATGAATGGATGGAGACTGAAGGACAAGTTATAAATTACTCACGCCAATTATTAGATATAGGCGATGTGGATAATAGCTTATCTCAGTTTATGACTCATTTTAAGAACAAGTATATTAATGGACTCCCAGAGAATGTGCTAGCAGACAAACGCTTGCTTATTAAGCATATAGTCGACCTGTATAACTCAAAGGGAACAAAAAACTCATATAAGTTCTTATTTAGAATGATGTTTAATGAGGATATTGATGTTTATATCCCAGCAGATCACTTATTTTCTAGTTCTTCTGGAACATGGGTAAGACCAAAACATATCGAGGTTGGTGACCATCCTAATTTAAAGTCTTTAGAGGGAAAGGTAATCAGAAGTTCTTCTGGTTCTACTGCAGTAGTGGATTCTTTCTCTACTAAGAGAATAAAGGGTAAACTGATTAATGTTCTCTATCTCTCGGATATACAGGGTGACTTTTACTATGGTGAAAAGATATATTCTCCTGGCATAATAGAGTTTGATAATTATAGCCCTAAAGTATTTGGGTCTCTTACAACTATTAGTATATTAAACGGTGGCGCTGGATATAATGTAGGTGACATACTAGATATTAGAGGAACAGGATCAGACGGTCAAGCGACTGTAGCATCTGTCACTCAAAATAATGGTAGAGTTGCGTTTGAACTGATAGATGGTGGATTTGGATATACTATAAATGCTACAGTATCAGTAGTTCCTTCTAATGGATCTGGTAGCGGTGCTACTTTCTCAATAGGAGCTATAGCCGACAAACAAATACTAAAGATATATCCTGACTCGATAACACCTTTACTTTATACAAAATTGGATCAAGACTCCGTCGGTTATAACTTGGTTATTAGCAACTCATCTGGCTCTTTTGCTACAAATGAGAACATAAAAGGTACTGGAAATAGTATAGTACTTGATGTTAGTTATATCAGCGGTGAAGTGTATACTGGTGAGGCGCTAACAAATACTTCTATAGGTATAACTGGAAACAATAAGCTTATTGTTTATAGAAGCGATGGTAACTTATTATATGTTACAGGATCCGAGACAGCTTTAAATTCTCCTAATTTATATAGTACTGACACGCACACAAGAGCAACATTTGTAAGTAATATTACGGGATCTTCTGTAACTGTATTAAATAAACATAATAAGATTACTATAACTGCAAATGGTGTATTAAATAGTTCGGCTTCTAATGCAACATCTTTATATGTGTATAGCATGAATGCAGATACTACTCCTGTTGGATATTTTATTCCAGGAGCAACTATTACAGGTACTACTAGTAACACTACTGCTAAAGTTGTCAGTGATACTCGTCTTACTGACTGGAATGTTGGAGGAAGTGTATTTCCTGCAGCTTTAGGTGTAGTTAATCTCGATACACCACTTAATAATGCTTTACAAGTAAGAAACGTCGAGATAGGAAGAATAGCTTATCTTACTAACATAAATCCTGGAACTGGTTATGCTTTTGATCCAGTAGTTACTGTATCGGAACCTTTAATATATTCACTAGGTATTAAAGACGGTAGAGGCGGATTCTGGGGATATGATGCTGTTGTTAAAGCTAAAGCTGGTACAGCAAATGGTGTTGTTACGTCCGTAAGAGTTACTGACTCAGGAGCTGGTTATGTTCCTGACGAATATGTCTATCTAGTAAGCAATACAAATGACGTAGCTGTATCTGGAATAGCTATTGTAGATTCAACCGGAATCGATCGTGGATATTACGTAAATAATAAGGGATTCTTGAGTGACACCATATATCTACAGGATAGTAATTACTACCAAGACTTCTCTTACGAGATAGCAGTGCCTAGAATGCTAGATACATATAAGAATATTGTCTTGGATCTAGTCCATCCTGTTGGTATGTCATTATTTGGAAAGTTTGCCGTATCTAGTCGTGTGGTTGGTCAGAAATCTCAACCTGTCTACTTTAATATCTAATTTTTACAATAAATATAAAAAACTATGGATAACTAAATGACCGCAGTCCTAACAATCCACCATTATATCGATATCATTAACTCGTTTGTAGAAAACGTACTAAACTCGAGAAAAGCATATTATATGTATGTTGGTAAGCCAGATTCTTGGATCGATCAGTATGGTGCAAACACAAGTGTGCCATTTCCGACATCTGACTCTGTTACCCAGCACGAGTCACAACTCTATAAGGATATGGTCTTTGGTAAAGAGATAACAACCAACTCTATATCTTATATGGCTCCACGATATGATTGGTCAAATGGAACTGTATATTCATTCTATGATCAAGACGATGGTAATCTCTATTCTAAAAATTTCTATGTCATGACTGATAATTTAGAAGTCTATAAGTGCATAGACAATGGTGGCGGCATTCCTTCAACAGTAAAACCAACTTTAAATTCTTCTAATGGTACATTCCAGACTGCAGACGACTATGTCTGGAAATATATGTACACTATAGATACTGCAAATAATTCAAAGTTTACAAGCTCTGACTTTATTCCTGTTATTCCAAATTCGAATGTTGCCAATTTAGCTGTACCTGGATCTATCGATGCTATAAGATTAATTAATCAAGGAATTGGTTATACTACATACTATAGTGGTTATATTAATGGTCTTATTAACGATTATAACATATCATTAGATAGAGGCGCTTCATCCGTTAAAGATTATTATGTTGGATCTACAATCTATCTAAATTCTGGTTTTGGTACTGGACAAATGAGAAAGATTAAAGCTTATGATGGGTTAAATCGCATAGCAAATGTAGACACACCATTTGATGGCTATACTATTTTAAATGTTGCTAATGCTACAGGTAGTTGGGCTCCTGGAGATCAAGTTACTCAGAATATCGACTCTATAGCATACCTATATTCATCTGGATATTTTGCTCCTGGAGACACAGTAGTACAGTCTGATACCGGGGCTAATGGTACTATAGTAACAGCAAATGGTACTTCACTTAATATAGTTAGAAATAGTGGAGATATAGTATTCACCGATCAATCACAAGCTTATCCTATAATTAATCAAACACAAGCTCCTGTTCTAAAGAACGGAACTGTTTCAGTTATGAATACTACTACACTGTTTATTAATTCAGTGTCTGGTACATTCTTAACAAATGATTACTCTGTCGGCCAGTACATACAAATTGGATCTAATTCAAATAATAACGTAAGACTTATTGAATCTGTTAATAGCGCAGTTATACAAGTTGATCTTCCATTTAATTCAGCACTTATCTCTAATGTTCACTATCTAGTTCCATATGCAACTACTCCAGACTCGATAGTATTAACAAGTGCCAATGGTTATATTACAAATACAAATATCAACGGCGCAATATTACAATATAGCAATGTATCGATACTAGGTCAGCCATTTATAGTTGGTGAGAAAGTCGACATGGTCGATATCTCTAATACTGGTCAGGCTGTTTATGGAACTGTCTCATTCTCAAATAATAACACATTAATTTTAAGTGATATTAACGGTTCTGGATTTGTAGGTGAGACTGCAAACACGTCTCTTACCCTAGGATTTAATTCAAATACAGGAATATTTAATACAGGAGACGTTATAGTTGATGCGAACGTCGCTGCAGTGGGAACAGTATCATCTGTTACACCGCAGATTGTTATAACAGCATCTGCATTGTCTGGTAATGTAATATTTACAGTAGGTGAGCCTGTTTATCAGACAAATGGTACATCAAATGTAGCTACCGGTGTAGTATTCTCTTATGCTTCTAACACTGTTGTTATTGGAAGTCCTACTGGAACATTCTCTAACACTTATCAGCTTTTAGGTAATACATCTGGAGCTAATGCTACTGTCGGTACTATATCTTCTAATAATACTATGGTAATTAATAATGTTACCGGAGACTTTATTGTTGGTGACAAGATAATAAATCAAACAAATAATAGTTCAAATGCAACAATAACTAGTATATATAGCACAAATCACTATATAAAAGGCGAATCGTCTTTACAGAGAGCTCATATTGACCAGGTTGTTGGATATCCTAATATCACTATCAGAAACCAGCTTGGTAACTTTACTCTTGGTCAGAAAGTATATTCTAGAGACCCTATATCTTTGACACAAAAGGCATCAGCTAATATAGTGTCATATTTCAACTCAATTAATGAGTCTACACAATATTCAATATCTCCGACTGTTAATATAGATGGAGATGGTGAAGGTGCAATGGCATACTCTGTAGTTAATAACAGCGTCGAATTATACTATACAGAAATAAGTTCAAATAGTAATTTTTATGTCGGTGATGATATCACTGATACTACTGGCGGCGCGACTGGAATTATAACATCAATTAATTCAACAGCAATGATAGTAAATCTAACTCTAAATGAGTTTAGAAAAGATGATATTATTGTTAATATAAATAATGTCGGTGCTACTGTTTCGCAACTAGGAAAAATAGTAAATGGTGTTAGCGCTGAGCTTTATTTCACAAGCTCAAATGGCACGTTTAATGTTGGAGATGTAATTAAAGACACAAATACTGGAGCGCAAGGTACAGTACAAGTTGCTAATAATAACTATATCTTGTTATCTTACAACAATGGATTCTTTAATCCAGGAAACTATTTTATTAGCTCTAGAAATATAGAGGGACAAATCAATAGAGCTGTGGTGTCTCCTTATAATGTTGAAAAGATAGTAATTACAAATACAGGCACAGGATATACATTTGCTAACATAAGTATTCAAGCTAATACACTCTATGGAAATGGAGCATCAGCTAAAGCTGTAATATCTCCAGTTAAAGGACATGGATCTGATACTCTTGCTGAGATAGGTGCAAGATATGTTGGAATATCCATGACATTTGACACTGGTTATAACGAAGGATGGAAATTCCCTATATCAGGTAGTTTTGGTAAAGTTGGAATTATTCAAGATCCTAAGTTTGACGATGTCACTGTCAATTTAGATGCAAATAGCTTTAGTCGCGTTCATTTAGGTCTAACCGCACAAACCGGAGTCTTTACTGTTGGCGAGATTGTATATCAGCCTAATACTTCTGCAGCAGGTGTTGTAGTTTATAGCAATACATCTTATCTTGAACTACAAAACGTAAAGAACGAATTTAGCAATGGCGGTTACTATTCTAATGGTACAGCTTCTAATGATAATATTATCGGTCTGTATTCTGGAATCACTGCAAATGTTAATACAGCAGATGTATCTTTATTCAGTGTACAAACAAACACTGAGATAGTGACCGAGTTGTCTTCGGGTGCTACTGGACTATTACAGATTGTTTATAGTAATACACAACTAAAATTATCTAACGTCTCAGGTAAATTTACAACCAATGATACAATCTTCGATCCTATAACAAATGCTGTTGCAAATGTTGTTAGTATATACACATCGAACGGTCTCATTGACTCAAGCTCAAATTTTGCTACAAAATTCAATCAGACTGTAAGAATACCGTTAACATCCAATAACTATGCATATATCCCATTCGAGCAGGTCATACAAGACTCTACACTTGCCAGTGGATATGTAATAGACGGTAATACTAACTTTGACGTTGTGATTAGTGGAAATACCACATCATTTATTATTGGTGACACATTTACAAATAGTATAAACACAGTATCTGGATACATAACCGGTATAGCAAATAGTTCATATCTGAGATTATCAGGGGTATCTGGAAAACCAACTATTAGTGATGTGATTACATCAGGTTCAGGGGCAAATGCAACCCTAACACAGGTTTATGACGTCATAATACTCGATAATGTGTCTGGAAATAAGTTCCAAAGCGGTCCTTTGACAAGTGTAACATATATTGTTGGAAAAACATCCAATACACATGGCCAGAGTCTGCTAAATAATACAATTATATATCCAGATCTTGTAAGGGGTACTGGGGACGTGATATATCTTAATAATATTACACCATTTACGGTAAATGCTACTTCGAAAGAAGATGTTAAGATCGTTATTAGTTTTTAAGTTTAGAGGAAGAATATGACACTTCAAACCGATCTATCCCGCTCGCCATATTTTGACGATTTTAATCCAAAGTCGAGCTATTATAGAGTTCTCTGGAAGCCAGGTAGCTCCGTTCAGACGCGTGAGCTTAATCAGATTCAATCTATGCTTCAGGAGCAGATCAATAAGTTTGGAAAGAGCATTTATCAAGAAGGATCTGTTATTGAAGGCTGCACATTTAGTTTTGACAATAAGAAAGACTATGTCAAGATTAGTGACAACTACTCAAATAACTTTGCATTTACTATCTCAGACTTTAACAATCAATATGTTTATAACAATAACGGCCTAAAGGCATTTATCGCTGATACTATCAGCGGACATCTTTCTGACTATGCTACTGGAAATACTAATACTCTTTATATTAAGTATCTTAATAGTGTAACATATGCAAATGGTAATGTACAACAAAAATTTGATGCTAATGATACTCTTGTCATAACAAGCTCGGCTAATATTGCAATAGGTAATGTTACTGTAGCAAATAGTGTAACTAATCCAACTGGATATGGTTATTCTATGACTACAACTGAGGGTGTTATCTTCAAGAAGGGTACATTCTTATATGTTACCCCACAGACTATTATTGTTACTCCATACACTAACGTTCCAGATCAAGTATCTGTAGGTTTTGATGCTGTTGAGACTATCGACAATGCTGTAGCTAATAATTCTCTCTATGACAATGCAGCAGGTTCTCCAAACTATCTTGCTCCAGGAGCAGATCGTCTTAAGATATATCCTACTCTTGTTACAAGATCAACCCCTGACATTGCAAACAACAATTCATTCTTCTCAATTGCAGACTTTAAGAATGGTGCGGTTGTCACACTAAGACAAAATGCACAATATGCTGCAATTGGCGCTGAGATGGCCCGTAGAACATACGAGACAAATGGTGACTTTGTTATTAATCCATTTATATTGAACACATCAAATAAAGCTAATACATCAGATCCATTATACTCAAATAATGTTAATCTAGTAGTTAGCCAAGGCCTCGGTTATGTAGAAGGTTATAGAGTACAATATCTCAATAATAATATTGTAAACTTAAGAAAAGCTACAGATTATAAATCAGTATCCCAGCAAAAAGTATCACTTAACTTTGGATATTATGTACTCGTAAGTGATGTAGCCGGTGAATTTGGAAGTTCTGGTTCTATTGTACAAGTAGATCTATATAACACAGCTCTAAATGCTGTTACAACTGGCCACTTACTTGGAACAGCTCCATCTTCTAGCAATAAGATAGGAACTGCATATGTTAAGGGATTTGCATATAGTGGAATAGGAACTCCTGGAACACCATCTGCACAATACGAATTATACATCTTTAATATTGTAATGAATGGTGGTTTTAGATTTGAAGATGTTAGAAATATTGTATATAACAGCTCATCACCAGTTGGAATCGCAGACGTAGTATTGCAATATAATGCAACTACTGGAGCAAATACTGCAGTAATTCAATCACCACAAAATAATGGTTTAATCTATCCATTTGGACAGAAAGCTATTGTCACTAATTCGTTTGTAAATCAGTCATTCTTATATAGAACAAAGACAACCACAACATTTTCTACATCGGGTATAGCTACGGCAAACGTTAGCTCGTCTGGTGCGGGTGCGGGCGTGGAGTCATTCCCATATCTTGGTCTGTTATCAGCATCACAGGAAAATGACTTCCACATTTTAGCTACACAAACTGCAAAAACAGCGAACTTAACAGGTAACGTTGCAGTATCAGCATCTAATAATGTTGTAACTGGTGTTAGTGGTCCTACAACATTTTTAAGCACATTCCAGCCTGGTGATTATATAACAATTAATCATTCAAGTCCGCAAACTGTTCAAATTGTATCTATAGCAAATAATATATCGATGACTGTTACACCTGCTATAGCAGCGACAAATACAGGAACTACATTTACAAAAACAATTCCTGCTGGATCTGTTATTCCATTTAGTAATCGTTCTGCAAGAACTATTAACGTTTCTGGCCAACAGGCTATATTGACTATTGGTGATATGACACCAAAGGGATCATTCTCAGCTGACGTATTCTTTAGTGTTAATAGATCAACAGCTAGTAACACTAGCCCATCGATCTCTATTAAGAAAGTAATTAATAGAGATGTTTATGTAAAGATAGATTGCTCAAATAATGTTGGCGGTGTTTCTGGTCCTTGGTCACTTGGTGTTCCGGATGTAGTAAGTATTGATGGTATCTACATTGGAACTAATCACACTTATTCTAATTCTGGAACTAATTATTCTAGCTATTTTACTCTTGATAATGGACAGAGAGACGCTCATTATGATCTAGCTAAAATCTCTATAAACACTTCAACTGCTGGCGGTATTTTATCAAATACATCAACTATATTGGTCAAGATGACCACATATACATATAATACATCTCAGGGTGTAGGTTTCTTCACCGGTGACTCTTATCCTGTTGATGATGTTAATGGAGCAGCAAATACTAGTGCTATTGTCACTGCACAGATTCCTGTGTATACAAATAGTAAGGGTAATGTGTTTGATCTAAGAGACTCGATCGACTTCCGTCCATTTGCTACAAATACAGCGGTAGCAAACGCAACAACAGTTTCCGCAGCTACAGTTAATCCTTCATCTACACTAACATTTAGTAGCACACCATATCTTCCTACTCCTGACTCTCTATTCCAAACAGATCTCTCATATTATATGAAGAGAATTGATAGAGTAATGATGAATACTGCAGGTAGTGTAGTGGTTGCAGAAGGAATTCCTGACGCAGTAAATCCAGTTGCTCCTCTTGAGAGAGCGGGTATGATGACACTTGGATTTGTGTCAATACCTCCATATCCTTCACTAGCAACTACAGATGCAAAAACATATAATAGATATGATTATGCAATAACATCTACTCTCTTACAAAATAAGAGATATACGATGCAGGACATTAAAAAGATTGAGAAGAGAATCGATAATATCGAGTACTATACTTCTCTATCTTTACTAGAGCAGTCTGCGGCTAGCCTTCAGACAAGAAGCGCTACTACTGGTCAGAACAGATTCCAGAATGGAATCTATGTAGAATCATTTAAGGATTTTAGTAGATCAAATACTCTTGATCCAAAATACTATATTGGTCTTGACACTGCTTCTGGAGAGGCAAGACCCGCTCACTCACAATTTAAGAGCAACTTTGAATTTAATAGCCAACTAAGTACTGGCGTAGTAAAACATGGTGAGCTTGTGATGTTAAGTCATACAAGTAATAACGTATACATATCTCAAGGATATGCATCAAGATATAGACCATGTGTAGAAGGAAATATCTATACCTATAATGGAATTATTACACTTACACCATCAGGTACAGATTCCCCAGATACTACAGTTTCTCCAGATATTGTTAATAACTTAGATCTAGCCCAGAACTTCTTAAATCTTCAAAATGCTTGGGGAACACAGTGGGGTAACTGGGTTGCTGCGGCTACAATTAGCAGCAATACTTTAATTAATGCTTCAAGTTCTACTTCGATAACAAATGCGGATGGAAGTAAAGATACTACAACAGATACACAAACATTAGTAAATACACAAACTAATGTTTCGCGTACTGGTACACAACTAACAAATACCGTGAGTGATGCAAACTTAAATCTGGGTACATTTGTTAATAATATCAGTATACTTCCATATATTAAGGCTGCTACTATAAGATTTATAGTTAGCGGCATGAAGCCAAATACAAAGCTATATGCTTACTTCTCTAATGTTCCAATGTCGACACACTGCTCGCAGTACATATATGATGTTAACGTACCTAATTCTCCTGGTGTTGGTGATCCAAGAATACTAGCATATTTTGGTGAGTCTGCTGGATATACATATGGACAGTGGGTTCGCACTGGAACGGGTTCTACTGTTTACGGTTATATGCTAGACGCTCCAAAGGACGTTAACAATATCAACTATGCATGTACGACTGATAGTAATGGTACAGCTTCTGGTATATTCTATATTCCGCCTAATACATTTAAGTCAGAAGAGAATATATTCATGTTGACGGATATATCAAGTCTGGAGCAAGGTCAGGATGCTGTAACAACAACCGCATCAACAACTTTCTATGGTTCTAAATTAGCGTTTAGCACTCAGACTTCTATATTAAGTACAAGACAAACTGTTCTTAATTCAACAGAAGTTACAGAGAGTGCAACTGTTTCTGGTTTAGCAGTACTAGATTCTACTACACTAACTCACACTGTACCACCTCCTGTTCATACGGGTGATGACTGTAGTTGTGGTTGTATTATTTGTACTAAACTTTATCAGATGGGTCTAATGGATGAACAAACATTCATTGCCGATCAGATGTTCGGTGAAGCACTAAGAGCTACGGATCCAGAAGTTTATTGGGGTTATATTCGTTGGGCAAAGCATGTTGTTAACTGGTTATCAGGTGACACTCCTAATGTCATGATTTGGATTAGAGATCCAGAGAAGCGCAGAAAGAGAGAGCTTGAGCTTACAACAAAGATCACCCATAGAATTGCTACTCCATGGGCACAACACATGCAGTATCTGATGGGAATGAGAGAAAAGGATAATCTAGCTGGTAGAATTATTATGGGTATTGGAAAGCCTATAAGTAAGCTTATATCGAAGCTTCCAAGATCCAAGCCGCTAGAGGAAGAGAACATAAGCAGATTCACCTCGTGTGCAATGATCGGCTTATTCTTTATTCTATACTCAATAAGTAAGGTATTTGGCGGAAGATTCGGCTTTCCAAAGACAATAAATATTTAAAATCTAGAGGACAAATAAAATATGAAGCCTATTGGACAGACATTTTTCGTCAATGAGCCTCCATCACCTACTGGTGTGGCAGGAGTATACATCACTAAGATAGCAGTATATTTCCAATCTATTAGTGCTACTAATGGTGTTGAGATGCAAATAAGAACAACTGAAAATGGTTCTCCTACATCAGAGAGTCTTCCATTTGCCAGTAAGAAGCTATATATTGGTGACACATATAATGGTAATCCTGCCATTTGCGCTTCCATCGATGCTTCAGTTCCAACTATATTTGAGTTTGATACACCCGTATTTGTTCAATCAAATAAGTCTTATGCATTCGTTGTTGCTCCTATGGGAGGAGACCCTTCATATAATATTTGGACAGCTGTTGTTGGTGACCAAGATGCAACTACACAGACTCCTATCTATACTAATAATGATTCCGGTGATCTATTCCTATCATCAAATGATAGAGATTGGACACCTATTATAACAGAAGATATAAAATACCAGATATACATTGCTAACTTTACTTCTTCATCTGGATCAGCATATTTTACTACTCCAGACGAAGAATGGATAATCTTTAATAATCCAACTGGACCATTTTATCCAAGAGAACAAATAGTATTCAGTAATGGATATTATAACATAGCTGTATTGACAGTTACTGGAAATACCGGAACTATTAGTATCGGTGATACTGTTTCGCAAGGATCTGCCAATGGTGTAATTTATAATGTTGCAAGTGGTAAAATAAGCATACAATCTGCTACTGGAGCATTTAGTAACGGTCTTTTACAAGACCTAACTACAGGTGCAAACACAACAGTATTAACATATTCTCAGAATGTTGTAACCACGATTGGTTCAAATACTATAACTGTTCCTGACTCAAGCATATTTTCTTACGGTCATGCAATACACGTTTCACCATCTGACCTATCAACTATACAGGTCGTTAGTGTAACTGCCATACCTAATAGTACAACTATACAGGTTAATAATGCCATAACATTTACATCATCTTCAGCACGTTATGGAAGACTTATTAATGATGGTCTACTAACTGGATTCTACTCTGGTAGTAAGACATATCCTAATACTGATAATAACTATTATGGTATTCTTGACTCTAGTAGCTCAAATAGTTCAGTTAACTTTAGTGGTGTCTCTAATGTTGCTATGATAGGTTTAACATCTGGATCTAGTGCTAACTTCTATAAAGTATTTGACCCGGTTTATAATAGCATAACACCTCAGCTATCATCTATAGCCCCTGCAAATACTGATCTAGTTTTCTCTTTCCAAGGTCTTGCAAATAACTCTTCAAGAGATGCAGATCCATCATTTATTCCTCTTCATAATGAAACTATTTTGGAATTAACTGATATAGAGAGAGTTGCTATGTCTAGAAGTAACGAGTATTCAGTTCTACCAGGTGGTAGATCTGGAACATACTCGGTTACTTTAAAAGTTGATATGGATAGCGCAAATAATAAGATATCTCCTGTAGTAGATACTATCAGAACAAACGTAGTTTATACACAAAACTTTGTACCACAAGATTATCAGCTAAGTGGTTATTACCTAACTATTAATGCTACAAGTTCAGTATTATTTAAGGGTGATATTATAACCCAAACAAGTTATGGTAATACCGCATATGGAACAGTTGAGTATGCAAACAACACATATATTAGACTAGTAAATGTAAACGGTGCATTCTCACCTAATGCAGCATTTACTGACAGTACCACTGCAAATACTGGATATGTCTTTAATGCTGAAGCATTTAATGAAGCTAATAATAATGGTTATTATCTTGCTTCAAGATATATCTCAAAAAATATTATTCTTGCAGCTAATCAAGATTCTGAGGATATACAGGTCTATATTGGAGCATATCGACCAGCAAACACAAATATAAACATGTACGCGAGAGTGCAACACTCTGCTGACAATGATCCATTTAGCAGCAAGGCTTGGACAAAACTAGCTGAGACTAGTGACAATACTCTACTAAGTAGTAGAATAAACAGCCATGACCTTGTTGAGATAACCTATGGTTTCAACAATAGTGAGATGCTTTATGCAGCAAATAGTGTCACGAATACATCGATTACGTCTGTTACTTGCCCATCTACTATAGGATTGACGAACAATTCATTCATATATCTCCTATCTGATGCTGCTACTAAGAACTTTAATGTCAGACAAGTACTATATGTGACAAACTCTACATCCTTCGTAATTGATCGTGCACCTTCATTTAATTCTACAAATGCAGCAATTGGTGTGATACCGGGTATAGAGTCCACAACGTCTGCATTCTTATATGATCAGAATTATAATATTGTCAGATACTGCACAATTAATGATGCTGTGTATGACAGCTATATACAATACGCAATGAAGTTTATTCCTGTAGCCGATAGTACAGCACTAGTTCCTAGAGTCAGTGATCTGAGAGTTATTAACCTGCAGGCATGATATGAGTGAGTATGTTAAAGTAAAAGATAGGTCAGATCTTGTTAGGGATATGAATAGTAAAGCTATTCTTAATAAAGATCTAAATGCTTTGAATAAATATAGAGAAGAGAGAGATTTTAAGTTAAGATTAGCTAATGTTGTTGAAGAACACAATAATCTTAAAAAAGATGTCTCAGAGATAAAAGATCTGCTCACTAAAATACTAGAAAGAATCCAATAATGAGTATACCTGTTTCACAGCTTACCACTAGTCAGACGTTCGGCGCGTGGCTACAGGTAACTAACTATATAACTCAGATCATATCGACAAATACGGTAACTGCCGACTCGAGTCTTGGTGGTTCTCCAACTACTGGAAACTCATTTGTCAATGGTCATTTTGGATCCAATAATATTCATGTAAGTTCACTATCAGGTGGAAACTTAACAACAACTGGTATTTTAACAGTAACAACAAACGCATCTATCAACTCCGTAGTATCAGTTGGAAATACATTAGTAAATACGACTATTGGCTGGACTGCTGATGGTAATAATGATATTATATCATCATTTACTAATAATAATTCACAGTCTAAGATATCTCATACTAACTCAAGTAATGGTGTCAATGCATCAACTGACTTGGTATTATATGATACAAATGGTGTATTATCTAATAATTTCATCGATATAGGTATACGTGGATCATACTATACTAATACATCATGGACAATAAGTGGTGCTTCTGATGCTTACGTATATGTTGGAAATACAAACCTCTCAATTGGTACTGCAGGTGCAAAATACATAAACTTCTTTGCAAATGGTATACATGCAAATAATGAAGCTATGCGTATTACTTCAGGTGCCAATGTAGGTATAGGTAATACAAATCCAGATGCAACTCTTGCTGTAACTGGAACGGCAAATATATCTGGTAATACTACTATAGGTGGTTCAATAACCGGATCAAATACCTTAACAGTTATTGGTGCTGCATCATTATCAAATACATTGTCAGTAACAAATTCTGTTACTATGTCAAATACACTGTTTGTAAATGGTGCAGTTTCATTTGGAAACACTCTTATTGTAACTAATACGTCTTCATTCTCTAATAATGTATTAGTTACTGGTAATACAGTACTATCGAATACACTTCAAGTTACCGGTAATACTACACTCTCTAATACACTTTATGTTGTTGGAGATACTATGCTTAATAGCACCCTTGAAGTTACTGATGCTGCAGCTCTATCTAATACACTGAGTGTAACAAACACATCAACATTCTCAAATACTGTTTCTATAACCGGTTCTGCTACTCTGTCAAATACTTTAGTAGTAACAGGTAATACAACATTATCAAATACTTTACAGGTTACTGGTAATACTACACTTTCGAATACCTTATCTGTAATAGGTACTAGCTATCTGTTTAATCAGTTATTTGTTACCGGTGCTACTACATTATCAAATACATTAAGTGTTACCGGAGCAACAACCCTATCAAATACATTAAATGTAACTAATACTACAACACTATCTAATACACTAGTAGTTACTGGAAACGTCACTTTATCAAATACCTTATTGGTTACCGGTAATTCAACATTTTCTAATGATGTATTAATTGTTGGAAATACAACTCTTAATGGTACACTAAATGTTGCTGGTCCTGTTGCATTTGCAAATACACTTGCAGTAACTGGTGCGACAACCCTATCAAATACATTATTGGTTACAAATACTACATCTCTATCAAATACGTTGATTGTCACCGGTGCTACAACACTTTCAAATACACTTTCAGTAACTAATGCTACATCATTAGCAAATACTTTGGTAGTAACAGGTAATACATCATTATCAAATACGCTGATTGTTACCGGTGCAACTACTCTATCAAACAGCCTTGCCGTAACAAATACAGCCAATTTCTCTAATACAGTTAATATTACAGGTAATACAACATTATCTAATAATATGTCTGTTGTTGGTTGGGTCGGAGTAGGAAACGTTAGTCCTGCTACAGCAGATAAGCTAAGAGTAGAAGGCCAGATTGGTGCTTATGGAAATGTATGGAGTAACTCTGGTTACATATTTGCTAATAATCTCGCTATTGTTGGTGATGGTACTAATGGATATATTACTCCAAATAATACAAATGGAACATTAAACTTAGGTGCTAATAATACTACTTGGTTAGTTGTAAGTGCGGTTAATACCACTAATGCTCTTATTAATGCAACGAATGCAAATATTAATGCTGTATCATTTACTGTAGCTACAAACTTAATAGCTAACGTTACTGGTGTCTATCATACTGGCACAGTTAATGCTGCAACAATATCTATTGGAACTGCACTTGTTATAAACACAACAAGTATGGCATATACTAACGCTGTTAATTTCTCTAATACCTTAGCGGTTGTTGGAAATACAGTATTGTCAAATAACTTAACTGTAGCAGGTTATATTAATGTTGCAAATACACTTACAGTTACAAATGCTGCTACATTCTCAAATACATTAACTGTTACTGGTAAATCACAGTTTAATGGAAATGCAAATGTTGCTGGTAGTTTTGGTGTTGCTAGTTATGCAAACGTAGCAGGCAATTTAACAGTAGATGGAAATCTAGTGGTTGCAGGTACTATGGCATATAATGGTCTAGTACAAGGAAGCTTAAATCCAACAAGTAATGCATATACATTAGGAAACACTACAAATAGATGGGCTATCTCTGCTCTATCTGGTGACTTCTCTAATACACTATCAGTTACTAACAGTGTAACATTCTCAAATACATTAACTGTTGTGGGAACATCAACATTTAACAAGAATGTATTAGCTAATAATTTTGTATCTAACAACTATGTTATTACAAATGGAATTGGATATACGGTATCTAATACGGTTTCTGGTTTTAGTGCTATTGGTGATAACTTAATCGAGTCTATACCAATAACATCTTATAGATCTGCAGACTATATTTTACAGGTGTCTGAACCAACAACAACAAATAACTATCAGATATCAAAGCTCTTACTGGTTCATAATAATACACAGGCATTTACAACTGAATATGGTATTTTCTATACAAACACCGCGGCTGGACCTCTTGCTACATTTAGCGCAAATGTTGATAGTGGAAATATAAGACTATATGCTAATGTTATATCCCAAACTGCTGCAGTTGTCAAGTTCACTAAGACCGCTATAGTACACGAATAAGGATAAACACCCATGGCAATGAAGGCTAATATAACTATCGACCAAGGAACGTCGTTTAGTACATCTATCGCCATGTCTGATGCTGCAAATAACCCATTAGACTTAACAGCCTATACGGGGTATGCACAGATCAGAAAATGGTACAGCTCAGTCGCACATACCAATTTTAATGTCACTCTAGCCCTAGGTTCAGTAACTTTAGCTCTAACCCCGGATCAAACTGATATATTGGATCCAGGTAGATATGTTTATGACCTAGCACTAGTAGACCATGCAAATGCAGTTACCCGTGTTATTGAAGGTATTATAACAGTTACACCTAAGGTAACATCCCTATCAGACTATGCAAATACACCATAAAGATTAAAATATGGCAGTACAGGTAAGACTAGCTACAACTGCACCGGCAATTAGGGCAAACACTGCAGCTTTAACAGCCACTGCAGCGGGTGCTTCCCAACAAGCCACTTCGTTAAAAACAACCCCTGTTGTGCAAGACTATATTCATAATCTAATGGATGTTGTAGAAACGGATTTAGTTGCCGGTGCTACACTTGTTTATAATGCAAATACACATAAATACGAGATAAAACCAATTGAAATATCTAACCAAATATTGGATGGCGGTACTTTTTAGGGGAAACTCATGGCAGAGATCGATGGACAGGCTGCAAAAGTAAATACCACCAATGAAGTAAAACACAAATATGTACACGAGCTTCTCGATGTATCAGAGCATAACCCTCCAGATGGCGGTGTCTTAGTTTGGAATGATGAAACGAATAAATATGAGGTGAAAATTATAGACCTGAAAGTCATTGTGCTGGATGGCGGAGTTTTTTAAAAAAGGAACAAACTAGATGGCCAATTATATCCAGATTAGAAGAAGTAATACCAGCGTATCACCTGCGAATACATTGGTCAGTGGTGAGTTAGCATACTCATACGCAGCAAACGTGCTCTACGTCGGTGCACAAACTGGTATCTCTGGTACCGGTTTTAGAATCGGTGGTGCCCAATATATCTACCTAGATAGAGCAGCTGTAGGTAATCTAACAGCAAATGCTGCAGTTATTGTTGATGGTAACTCATTTATCTCAAATACCTACACCTCTGGACTGGTCATTAGCCCATCTACCAGCAGCCCAACATTAGTAATTAACTCGGTATCTGACTATAACACTTCAAATACGGTACTCGGTGCACTTCAGGGAAATAATGAGCTCGTAACGGCCAACGCGATTGCACACTACGTTCAGACGTCGATCCTCTCGGGTGGTGTGTACGCAAACGGTGCCCCATCATCTGGCTCAAATGGAGCCATTCAGTATAATGACCAGTCGTCAGGCTTCAATACGATTGCTGGTGCCCCAAATATGATCTATGACAATGTTCTTGGAACATTGAGAGTAGGTAATACATCTTCTTATGTAAAGACTGGATATATCACTGACCTCCAGGCAACACAAGAAAATATAGGTAACCAGAATAATTATATCCAGGCAACCATACAAAACGCAAATACTGGTGATGAAGCTTCATCTGACTGGGTAGCATATAATGATGATACATCATATGATACCTTTATCGATATGGGTATTACCAGTTCTACATATGCAAATGCAAGTTCTACAATAACACCCGCATCAACCGGTTATATCTATACTGGAAATGCTGCTCTTGCTATTGGTACAAATGCTACTAGCAGCAATGTTGTTATCTTTACTGGCGGTCTCATGGCTGCTAACGAGCGCATGCGCTTTGATTCTACTGGTAATGTAGCAATTGCAACGACTGATACAAGTCTAGCTACATTTACTGTTAATGGAACCGCGACATTTACAACCGGTATATATGCAAACGGATCTACTGGTTCTAATGGTTATGTTCTTCATAGTAATGGTTCTGCTCTTTATTGGGATAATCCTGCAGCTGGAGCTGCAGGAGCAAATACAGAGCTTACATTTAATCAAGATGGATATGCCAATGGTAATCCTAGCTTAACTTTTAATGTAACATCGAATACTCTAACAGTAAATGGAACTATTAATACTCTAGCTATCGCTGCAGATGGATCATATGGTAATGCTGGTCAAGCTCTACATAGCAATGGTAGTGCTATATACTGGGCAAATGTATCTGCAGTCTCTGGTTCAAATACCTATGTACAATATAATAATGGAACAGATTTATCATCTGATGCAAACTTAACATTTGACTATACAATTGGTAAACTTAAGACAGTAAAATTCGAATTAACTACATCTAATACTATAATCTATGATGGAAATACAAGTGTCATAATCGGCACTGGAATGGATGAAACTAATACAAATAGTGATAGAGTTGCCATAGGTACTTCTGCTGCAGCTGCAAATCAGTCTTATCAAGCAGTAGCCATTGGTTACTATGCAGGTTCAAACTCACAGAGCGAACGCGCAGTAGCTGTGGGTTACTATGCTGGTGCTAATAGTCAGGGTATTAAGGCAGTAGCTATCGGGCGTTCTGCTGGTCAAGATGGTCAAGGACAAGACTCAGTAGCTATCGGTCATCGTGCTGGTCAGACTAGTCAATCACCAGGTGGTATTGCACTAGGACGTTATGCTGGCCAACAAAATCAAGGTAATTACTCAATTGCAATTGGTTATATGTCTGGTGTAAGTAACCAGAGTAATAATTCAATTATCTTGAATGCAAACGGAACACAACTTGACTCTACAACTTCTGGTTTCTTCGTAGATCCTATTCGTAATCAGTCGACTAGCTCTTTCCTCTACTATAATCCAAGTACAAAAGAGATAAGCTATGGATCTTCCGTAGACGTAAGTGTAAGCAATACATTTAGTGTAGGTAACTCAACTGTTAACACATTTGTAAACTCTACTGCAATTACAATATCAAATATCTATGCTAATGGCACTATAAATGCTTCATCGTTTACTATAAATGGTAATCTAACTGCTAATAGTCTTGGCCTCTATATGGGCCCAGGCTCTGTGATTAATGCTGTTACTATTAACGCTGCATCTCTTGGTGTTAGTGGTGATGCTACTATTACAGGTAACTTGACAGTTCAGGGTACTCTCACAACCATTGACACTACACAAGTAGCTATAGCAGATGTTAATCTTAAGCTAGCATCAAATAATGCAGCCGATCTGATTGACTTTGGTTTCTATGGTCAATATAATGTAGCTAATACAACTTACTACTCTGGTCTATTCCGTGATCATACTCTCGGAGATGCTACACACGCTGTGTATCACCTGTATTCAACAAATACAGAACCGGGAATGACATCACCATATGTTGTGAATCAAACTGGTGGATATAATCTATCTACTCTATTAGCTTATCTTGATACAGGAATTGCTGGTGGCGCAGGATTTGCAGCTAATGCTACAAACGTAACAATTACTGCAAATAGCACAGTTAACGTAGCAATTGCTGCAAATACTTTACATCTTGACTCTGCTCTACCTGCTAACTCCGGTGGTACTGGATTGTCTACATATCTTGCCGGTGATATTATATTTGCTTCCGGTTCTTACTCTGGTGGTGGAGAATCGACAACAACTCTTACAACCCTATCTGTTCCGATAGCAGCAGCTAACGATCAGATTCTAATGATTAAAAATAACTTGCCAGCGTATACTGATACAATTGACGGTGGTACCTTCTAATATTAACAGTGAATAGGACTATTATATCATGGATTCAGAATTTGTAAACCTTTATATTGAAAAACTTTCGGCTAGAGTCGAGTTAATGATAAAGAACGAGATCATATATCAAGTTCAACTCGACCTAGCTAAGAAAGCCACAGCGGCCTTATCAGCAGATAATGAGGAGCTGAAGCAACAGATATATAAGCTTGAAGCCTCCTTAAATAAGAAAGCTTCAAAGACAACTAAGGAAGACTTTTAACCCTCGGTTTCTACCGATTGATAGGGATGCCAGATGGCTAGTAAAATTAGGATTAAAAGGACTACTGTATCAGGACGTACCCCTAATACGGCAGATCCTGCGAATACACAGTATATTGAGACCGGAGAACTCGCGCTCAATCTTTCAGACAAGAAGTTATTCTCGTCGAACGGAACTGTGGCATTTGAGGTTGGGTCTAATCTTACTAGCCTTGTAGTATCAAATACTATATTCCTAGGAAATAGTACAGTCAACACGACTGTAAACTCTAGCTCTATCTATATTGCTAACTCTACTGCCAATACCTTAATCAAGCCGGGTAACGCTGCACTGTTTGGTTCGGTTATTCAGGTTGGTAACTCTACAGTAAACAGTATCATAACAAGTTCTGCTATTGCAGTCAACGGTGACTACGTAGCTACAAATAACTATGTACAGAACACATTTATTACAAATGTTACAGCCTATAGCGTATTTGCTCTGGCCGCAAACGTCACTAACTCAGTCGACGCGGTTATATCTAACACACTTAATGTAGCTAATAGTCTTTTTGTTAATACCACAGCAATTGATATATCTAATAATACTCCAATATATGCTAATGGTGAATTTGGTGGATCAGGTACATTCTTATCATCAAATGGATCAGGTGTTTATTGGGCAGCGGCAGTAACACCGTCAGACTTATCAGTAAACTCTATAAGCATAACTGGTGGAAGATTAGCAGTAGGTAACTCACTAGTTAATGTAGAAATATCTAATAACTCTATTAAGATAGGTAACTCTACATCTAACATAGTTATTAATTCAACTATGATTATAGCTAATGGTTCTGCTGGTGGTAATGGAAACTATCTTACATCTAATGGAACATCAATATATTGGACTTCATCTGTTACTCCAACAAATCTAACAGTAGACAATGTAGAAGTCAGCAATGGACATGTATCTGTTGGAAACTCAACGGTAAATACGATAGTATCTAATACCGGTCTTATTGTAGGAAATAGTACAGTAAATTCGACTGTTAACTCAACATCATTTTCTGGTACTTCAAATAATGCACTGTATCTTGGTGGAAATAGTATATCTACTATTCTCACTTATGCAAATAATAAAGCAGCAAATGCATATGCAAACGCAACAAGCTATGCTGATTATGTTGCTGAAAATGCCTATTCAAATGCTGCCTCATATGCAGATAATATAGTTTCGGGAAATTCATATCAAGCTTATTCTAATGCTACGGCTTATGCAGATTTGGCTGCGGCTAATGCATATAGTAATTCAGTTGCATATACGGATGATAAAGCAGCAAATGCATATAGTAATGCTGTAACTTATGCAGGATTAATAGCTGCTAATGCTTACTCAAATGGTGTAACTTATACAAATAACAAAGCAGGAAATGCTTACTCTAACGCAGTAATGTATGCAGGAAATGCTGCGGCTAATGCATACTCTAATGCTGTATCTTATGCTGATTTAGCAGCGGCTAATGCATACTCTAATGCTATAGCTTATGCTAGTAATGTTGCCGGAAATGCATATTCTAATGGAGTTACATATACAAACAATAGAGCTGCTAATGCATACTCTAATGCAGTGACTTATGCAAGTCTTGCAGCTGCAAATGCTTATACAAATTCAGTCGCATATGCTGACTCAGCAGCAGCGACTGCTTACTCTAATGCAGTCACATATTCGTCTAGCTATGCCGACTCTCACTCTGCAACTGCATATGCCAATGCGGTCTTTAATGCTGGTTTATATGCTGACAATGCATATAGTAATGCAGTCACATATGCAGGTTTAGTAGCAGCTAATGCCTACTCTAATGCTATATCTTATGCAGGAAGTGCAGCTACTAGTAATGCTGCTACAGCATATGCTAACGCAGTCACTTATACAAACACTTACTTTGCACATCTTTCTGGGGCAACGTTTACTGGTAATGTTGTGATATCAAATACAGGCCTTATAGCTAACGGCTCTATTGGCACCGACAAGCAGGTTCTACTAAGCAATGGATCATCCCCATACTGGGCAGCACTAGCTCCTGTCAGACAGAACTATACTGCTAACGGAACAGGAACTACCTATACAGTCTCTGGTGGATATACTCCATATAACTTAGACGTGTTTGTAAACGGTGTTAAGCTGCTCAACGGAACAGACGTAGACGTGTCAAATGGATCTATATTTAC